ACCTAGTTTAGAATCATTCTTAAAAGACGCAGACCTGGATGGAAACAATTTAAACTCTGTAATTAAACAAGCACAAAACTACGCATCAATCTATGGTCATTGTTTTATGATTTTAGATAAACCAAGAGTCACAACAAACACAAGAGCAGAAGAACTAGAACAAGACATAAGACCATATTTATCAATTGTCACTCCTGAAAATGTTTTAGATTGGAATTTTAAAAGAGAAGTTAATGGTAAGTATTATTTGGACTATCTTAAAATTAGAGAAGAAGTAGATAAAGATGGTGGAACGTATATGCGACTTTGGTATCCTGATAGAATTGAAACTATCTATATGCCAGAAAGAGAGCCACCACAAATAATAGATACTGCCGATAACCTGATTGGCAAAATACCAGCAGTTATTTTATACAATGCTAAATCTCACAAACGTGGCATTGGTCAATCAGACCTTACTGATATAGCTGACTTACAAAAATCTATCTACAATGAATACTCTGAAATGGAACAATTAATAAGATTAACTAACCACCCATCATTAGTTAAAACTCCAAGTGTAAATGCAAGTGCTGGTGCTGGTGCAGTAATAGAAATGCCTGATGAATTAGAACCAAATCTAAAACCATATTTATTACAACCATCTGGTCAAAACTTAACTGCAATAATGGAATCAATAAATAACAAGGTAGAATCTATAAATAGAATTGCACACACTGGTGCAGTAAGAACTACTAAACAAGCAGTATCATCTGGAATAGCTTTACAAACAGAATTTGAATTATTAAATGCAAGACTATCAGAAAAAGCAGATAACTTACAAATAGCTGAAGAACAATTATTTAGATTATATGCTACATTCCAAAATGCTACATTTGATGGCGAGATAAATTACCCAGACTCATTTAATATTAGAGATTATGCTTCTGATTTAATTTACTTCCAACAAGCAAAAGCTATGAATATTGGCTCTCCTACATTTAGCAAAGAAGTTGATAAAGAAATTGCTAGAGCAGTTGTAGATGATGATGAGAAGTTAAATACAATTTTTGATGAGATAGACCAAAAGTCTGAAGTTGGAGAGTTCACACAAGATGAGCCACAACAAGAAGATCAAGAAGTAGAGCAAGAGCAGATATAAAAAAGGCGACCATTTCTGATCGCCTTTAATTATTAATTAATTGTCAAAAAACTCTTTCCAATTTTTATTTATAGACCACCAATCATTATGACCTACAATAAATGAATAAGGTCTATGTCTTTGTTTAGAGGGTTTTTCAATTATAGACTCTAACACAGCTTTTTCACATTGTTTAAGTGCTTCTTCTTGACTCTTTCCTTTCCCCCAAGCATGGGCAACTCCTCGTCTTCCTATTGCGTAGCAAAGAAAGAAATCTTCATCTTTTTTATTTTTCATATCTTCTCCTTTTTTTTGTATTTACCCATTATAACATATTCGGTTTTTAATTTTTTTTACTTTTAACCAACTCATTGAAAAGTAGAGCATTGAAATTTTTGGGTGTTTCATTATTGATGCGACACTAAAACACTTTTTGCGTTTTTTACTAATTTTTGATAAGAGAAACAAATGGCAGATATTATCCAAAAAACTACTGAATACAGAATTAAACAAATAGAACTTGCTGAAGCACAATATTATAAATCATTAGTAGAAACATTAGACAGAATAGAAAGAGAAGTCGTAGCATCTGCAAGTAGATTGCCATTAACAGATGGAAAGTTAGTAGAACTTCAATCAGCTATTGCAATCAGGCCACAAATAAAAGCTATATTGGAAAGAGAATATCTTAAATGGTCAGATACAGTTGTTAGAGAGGGTTTTAATAAACAATCAAAAAGAATTGAAAAAGGATTTAAAGCAATATTAGAAAAAGCAAGAATAAAAAATAAATTATCAGCAGAAGATTTAGCTAAATTCTCTGAACTAACTAAAGGCGATCTAGCTTTAGTTCAAAATCTCAAACAACAATATTTTACGCAGTTTAAAGATGTATCTAATACTTTTACAAGAAGATTATCAGAAAAAGTGTACCAGAATACATTAGTTGGTAGTGAGTTTGCAGTATTAGAAAAAGAATTAAGACAAACAATAAATGGCATATATGCTAGTTCAGATGACCCAGAAATTCAACGATTAGTTAATTTTGTTAATGAAAATAAATTTAAAAAATCAAAACAAGCAGAGGTTGATAAATCAATACAAACATTACAATCTAAATTTGCAAGAGATCGTGCTGGAGAAAACATGAAAAGATATGCTGGTCAAATATTAAATGATTCTTTGCGTGATTTTGATGCAACATTAAACTTTAATAAGTCACAAGATGCTGGTTTAACTTTTGTTAAATACTATGGAGATGTAATTCCTACCACTAGGGAAATTTGCAGAAATATGATTAGTGGTGTATATAACAAGAGGAAAAGTGGACTTTTCACAGTTGATGAAGTCAGAAAACTGTGGGCAAGTAGAAGTTGGTCAGGCAAAAAAGCTGGAGACCCTTTAGTTGTTCGTGGTGGTTATAACTGTCGTCATCAATGGTCTTACGTCAATCCAGATTGGTATGACAGTAAAGGCGAACTAATAATATAATAGGAGAAAACAATGTCCGAAGAAACAAAGGCAGTTGCACCTGAAACGCAACAAACTGAAACACCAAAAGAAGAAGTAAAAGTAGAAGAAACAAAACAAAATACTTTTACACAAGAACAACTAGACAACATAATCAAATCAAGACTTGAAGCAGAAAAAAGTAAATATGAGAAAAAACTTCAAGAAGAAGAAAAACAAAAAGCTGAAATTTTAAGACAGAAACAAGTAGAAGAAGCTAAAACTAAAGCTGATATTGAAAAGATTATGCAAGAAAGAATAAAGGAAAAAGAAGAAGAAGTATTGAGATATAAAACTCAAATTAAAAAAGAAAAAGTAGATAATTCAATACTTTCTATTGCATCTTCTAATAATGCCATTAACCCAAGTCAGGTAGTTGCTTTGTTAAAAGAAGAAGTAAAATATAATGATGATGGTCGTATAGAAGTAGTTGATAATAATTCTAATGTACGATATAACAAAAGTGGACAACCTTTTTCTTTAGAAGATAGAGTAAAAGAGTTTTTAGATAGCAACCCACATTTCCGTAAAGGGTCTATGTCTGGTTCAGGAAGCCAGAGTGCTATTGGTGGCAAAACTGTTAAACCCTTTAACTTACAGGACTTGGATTTATCGAAACCAGAAGATCGTAAAGCCTATGCAGAATATAGGAAGAAGCGAGATTCAGGTGCGATACAAATAAACTTAACTAATAAATAAAGGTAAACTAAAATGGCAAACGAAACAACATCGTCAACGGTATCGGAATTATATACTGAAATCGTTGCAGAAGCATTATTCGTAGCATCAGAGCAATCAGTAATGAGACCTCTAGTACGAAACTATGCTATAACTGGTGGTGGAAAGTCTGTTGAAGTTCCGATATATGCAACTGTTTCAGCAAGTGCAGTATCAGAAGCATCTGACTTATCTAACACTGCAATCAACCCTACTTCAGTGACTATCACTGCAAGTGAAGTTGGTGTAATGACAACATTAACAGATTTAGCAAGAAATTCAGCACCTAGAAATGTTGCTGGAGATATTGGTAAATTGTTTGGAGAAGCAATCGCTAAAAAAATGGACACAGATTTAACTGCGTTATTTGATGGTTTCTCAACAGAAGTTAATGATGGAACGGCAGTTTTAAGTGCGTCTAATGTATTTAATGCAGTAGCATTACTTAGAAAAAATGCAGTTCCAATGACAGACCTAGCTGGTGTATTCCACCCACTAAATGCGTTTGATTTAAAAAGTAATTTAACAAACACATTCGTAGGTAGAGACACTGAATTATCAAACGAAGCATTAAGATCAGGTTTCGTTGGTAATGTTGCTGGTGTTCCAATATTTGAAACTTCAAATATGGCAGACAATTCAGGCAACAATCCTGGTACAACAGGAGACTATAAAGGTGCAATCTTCCATAGAGATGCTTTAGGATTAGCTATGATGCAAGACCTAAAAATCGAAACTCAAAGAGATGCGTCTTTAAGAGCCGATGAAATTGTGGCAACTTCTGTCTATGGCACAGGAGAATTACACGATTCTTATGGTGTTGAATTAAATGTAGATTCATCAATCCAATAATCGTACTTTTATCAGGGAGAGAAATCTCCCTGATAATCAATAGGAGAATTTATGAACATTAGATTAACAAATGGCAAAAAAACAATAACAAGAGCAAAAGATCAATACGAAGCTAATATTGAACATTTTAAATTAAGAGGTTATGTTCCTCTTGCAGAAGTTAAAAAAGAAATAAAAAAAGCGACAGTAAAAGACATTTCTGATAAAGTAGTTGAACTAAAACCAAAAAAAAAGAAAACAAAGAAGAAAAAATGAAACATTTAGATAAATACATAAAATTAGCAAAACAACACCCAAGAATATCTGGTGGTATTGCAGTTGCTATAATTATTTTAATTTGGGTAATTTAATATGGCAAACTACACTGGTGCTAATGTTATAGTTGCTGGAGATGTCACAAAGTATCAACCAGATGCTTTTGGTTTTGGTATTGCTTCAGGAGATACAGAAGCTACTAATTTCTTTACACAAACTACAAATGATATTTTAAGACAGTTAAGAGTAGAGTGGTGGCCTGTATATAAAACAAATATATTTACAGATATAACAGTTCTTAATACTGCTGAAATGGTAGATACAAAAGTTAATTTAGATCAGTTTGAACGTGCTGGTGTTTATTTATTTCTTGGCAGATTCTTATTACCAGCATTAACAAAATTTAGACCAGAAACAGAAAAAGACAGATTTGAAAGAATGGCAGAATATTACATGGCACAATACAATATCGAATGGAGAATGATATTAGAAGATGGT